CCTTAAGTCGCCAACCCGCGTTCCGATCAATGCCGAAGTCGCGTAAAAGTATTTCTGCTGATCGCCAGAACGTAGGAGCCCTCTGTATAGAAGGGTCCTTTGTTAAGGCGCTGACCAGAGCAGCCCATATCCTATCTCGTGAGTTTAGTCTCACTAGGATGCCGGAATTTGGTATTTCCGGAGGCTGCCGTCAAGTCAGGCAGGTGTGGGAGAAGTGGGCGTTGGGTGAAACACCACGTGGACGGCGTCGATGGCGATACCGTATGGCTGTCAAAAGCTGTGCGCGTATTTTCGATAGCGTTTGTCCGCGGTGTGATCCCAGCGTCCGAGGAGAGGCACGCGATGCTTGGGCCGAGAGTATTGGCAAGTATGACCTTGAAGGTGAGCTCCGTTGCTCAGCTCACGTCAAGGAACTCAAGGCTCATATTCGCGTGCTAGTGGGAGGATGGGGGAAGAGGTTACCTGGTTGCCGAACTGATACCAGAGAACCTTACTTATCCTCGGATGTTTACGTCCCCGACCAGCAGGGGTGTAGAGAAACCAAGAGAGGTGAGGGAGGTACCTTAGGTACTTGCAGCGATGCCTTTGACGGTGACTTCGGTCTCGTCAGGCGTGGCGTAGCCAAGACTAAGGGAAAGTACAGGGTGGTTACGATGCAGAGTGCGACGGTTAAGCGTCGCCTCCGCCCGATTCATAACGCTCTGTATGATCACCTCACTTCTTTCGATTGGTGCGTCCGGGGAGATGTTAGGAGCGAGGATTTTCTTGCTGTCTGCGACGCTGGCAAGGAAGATATAATTAGCGGTGATTACAAAGCCGCTACTGACAAGATATATCTTTCTGCCGTCAGTGCTATCGTAGAAGTCCTCGCGGAAGAGAGGGAGTTAAGTGGCGAGGAGAGAGAATGCCTCGTCGGTAGTTTCGAGAATTTGCGGTGGCAATCGTGCACGGGTAAGGAGCACCCGATTCGCAGAGGGAGTATGATGGGAAATCTTGTAAGTTTCCCTCTTCTCTGCCTGTTGAACAAGGCATGTCACGATATTGCCGCCGCAAGGGTCTACGGGCCGTGGGAGAGAAGGGTGGGTAGGTTTAACGGTGACGACTGCCTTTTTCAGGGTAGTCATGCCATGTACGCAGAGTGGAAGAAAGTTACCTCTGTGTACGGGTTCGTCGTCAATGAGGAGAAGACGATGGTATCACGTCATTGGGCTGACCTTAACAGTCAGACCTTTGACGTAAACCGTCGTCGACTCGTATCCAAACCTGTCCTGTCCTTCCTTCTTCCTTCTCGAGATGAGCCCGGCGAGATTCTCTCCTCCGTCCTCCAGGGAATTAGTTCGTTTCGGCCGGCAGTCCAGCAATGGATTGTCAATGTGCTGATGCGTTACGAAATTTCCCTTAGAGGGTTCACTCTTTCTTCCCTCCCTTCCGCTTGGTGTAGGATCCTCGTAAAGAGGAAGTGGTTTCGGAAGGTGGTCTGGGGAGGACCCGCGACTTCGGAATCGAGTTTTTATGCTGGAGGAAAGCCCCTTGAGGGGGGCCTTCCCTACGTTGACCGCTCTTTTCCAACTGTCGTTGGTCCTCCTCCTGTGCCTTCTGTGTTGCGGTCTGTAGAGACCCTTTGTGCTAAATTGACAAAAGCACACACAGAAGCGTGGACCGGTGTACGCGTTAAGCCTGTCTCAAGAAAGCTCGACAGGTCGACTTTTCGCGCACGGTATGATTCACCTTCTTCGCCGCTTCCTCTTTCAAGATTTGTGGGAGTGAGTGTGAGGTGGGGGTTTCTTTGGCCGAAGAGCCTATACCACATGGTCAGCGAGGATTATCCTCAAATTTTGCTGTCTGACCATGAGGCTCTCGTTCGGAAAAGTTACCCCCATTCTCCCTATCTTGTGCTTCAGCACTCGTATAGAGTCACACGCTCCCACATTCTTCCTATTCCCCCTCCTCCTTTTTACCGAGCCCGCTCCCTTGGCTCGGACCTCCTACTCCCTATCCTGCTTCAACGCCTGCGCAAAGCTGGATAGTGGGCTTTATTAGCTAGGAGGGTTTATGAATCTGATGACGTCAACATCAGCAAAGTTCTTCCGCTTTGATCGGGAAGTTGGCTAGCAGAACGGTGTGACTGTATGGTCCAGTCCGTCGATGGCCTTCGGGTTGGGAACAGAGAACTATGTCTCTCTTTAACTTCGGTTCCACAACTTCCCGCTCTCAAAGCTTCAGAAAAGAAAAATAACACGTAACTTTTGTCGGTACTGCTGTACCTCACGATCGATTGAGGGCTTTACAATCCCACTTGCTTATAGACAAGGCGTCGTTGCCTTGCAGGACTTGTCCTGAGATTAGCGATTCTATAAGTCCGCCAACTATGGGGAAGCGGTTAAATTGGTTCGAAAGGAGTCACTATAGTCTGTGTA